AGAGGGGTTTGCTGTAACTGTATCTTATGCTGAGGAGATAATTGCTAGTGTTATTTTTGATAATAATGCAAGTATTTAATGAAACCAATATATTTATACCTAAATTAATAGACCAACATATGGCCGAATACGTACTACAAGACAAAGACAAAGCAGCATTTATTAATAAAATGAATAAAGTATTATCTCAACTACAACCTGGGTTGGGTGTTGATAATACTAGTTTTATAGATGTACCTGAAAATAAAGATGAAGATAAGACAATTTTTGTAACAGGTGATCCTGTAGAGGAAAAAGTGTTAGATCAACTTATTAGTCAAAAAGCTTTTATTTTTAAAGTTAAAAAAATTAGTTTAAAAGAAATATTGAAAGAAATTAAACAGCAAATAAATAAATAAACACAACAATAATATAACCCGCCCCTAAAAAGGCGGGTTTTTTTGTCCTTTATTATCTTATATATATGTATCTATTGATAGTGGTATGGAATGCATTACTCTCAAAGAAAACTTGGCTACCGCCTCCTCCCTTCGTATAATACACTATAACTATAAAATTTAAACAAAATGAAATACAAAGAACAAGCCCTTAGAAAGATTGAAAAAATTGACCATAAAGTTGCTGCTTTAGAGAGTGCAATTAGTCGTAGTGAAGACAGAAGTGTTATCGCTGGTGCCTTTAGAGACATGAGAGAAGCTGTAGAGAGTTTAAGAGATACTATTTCTATTGAAAATGACGAAATGAATTATTAATATGACAATATTTGTAATTATTTTAATTATTATCGTCCTTATTTTAGGATATGTTTCTTATAATTTATTTAAAAAAGTTGAACAATTAGAAAGAATAGTAGATTCTCAAGAATCATACATTTCTAAATTTTCCAATTCAGTAGACTTTGCTAGTAAAAGATTAGAAAAAATTGATGAAAAAGGAACATTCCAATCAGATGATGAAATAGGGTGGTTTTTTGAAAGTGTTAAAACATTACAGAGTGAATTAAATGATTTTAATCTAAATGGAATTAGAAGATAACCCAGTAATAATTGAGCTAACCAAATCAGGCCAACCTCGTAAACGTAAACCTAAAACATCGCATACATATTTTACAGAAGACACCCAAAATGCTATTGTAGAATATGTAACATCCCAAGACCAAAAATTCAGAGATAAAGTTTATCGTGAGCGTATTGAGTACGGATTTTTTAAATTAACTCAAAATATCATACATACTTTTAAATTCTATTATATGGATGGTGAGTCTGTTGAGGATGTGCAACAAGAAGTAATTGCTTTTTTACTTGAAAAATTAAAATTATATAAACCGGAGAAAGGTAAAGCATATTCCTATTTTGGAACTATAGCTAAACGTTATTTAATTTTAAAGAATAAAAAAAATTATCAAAAACTTCAAAATAAAGGTGATTTACTTGAAGTAGATGAAGATAAAACTATTAAAGAAGAAATTGTAAACGAATATTATGGTGGTGATTATAATGTAAGTGAATTTATGAGTTTATATATCAAATATATTGATAAAAATTTAAATAAATTATTTCCTAAAGATATTGACGCTCAAACAGCAGATGCTATAGTTGAATTATTTCGTAAATGTGAATCCTTAGATATATTTAATAAAAAGGCACTTTATATATATATTCGTGAAATAGTTGATGTTGATACACCTCAAATCACCAAAATTATTAAAAAACTAAAAATTACATATGTTGAATTATGTAATCAATATTATTCTAGTGGATATGTAAGAATATAAATCTATAAAGCTTTTATATTTATAATAAAAATAAATTTATATGGATTTTGATAAAACTATATGGGGTAATAAAAAATTCTCTGATTTGTTAAAAGATATTTATGCTAATTCTAAAGAAAAGGAAAAACAAATTAAAGAATTAATAGGTACCCTAAAACCATTCATTACAGATAACCATTCAGCTCTTACTATAGTTCCATTAATTGCAAATTATCTTAACATTAGTGTTAAAAATGATGAACAATTAATTAAATTAGCTAGTATAGTCCAACGTGCTGCTTCTTTGGGTGAAGGAGATAATATAAGTGGATTTATATTAAGTGAAACCGAAAAAGAACAACTATTCTCAGCTGTAAATGAAATTGGAAATGAAGTAGAAGGACCTTCTAAAGAATAAAACATGACTAGAGTTAGAACAGGTTTATCTAATATTACATCCAACATGGGGAATAATAATTACCAAGTTCCTCAAGGATATAAAGTTGGTAAGGTTTATGCTGTTATGTTAAGTCCATCTAGTGTTCCTAAAAAAGTATGGGAAAGTAATGGTGGTTGGAGTGGTATAGGAACTATTGTTTATCAAGAATATAGAGAAGATACTGAAATTCCACTGGTAGATTTAACTGATGAGTTTATAGGTACTCTTCCTACTGCTCTTCCATTCTATCCTAATCAAAAGTATTTTCCTTTACCTGGAGAAATTGTGTTATTGATGGATTTACCATCTGCACCCTCCCCAATAACTGATAAGACTAATGAGACATATTATCAAAGTCCTATTAATGCTTGGAATAGTCCTCAATTTAATGGATTATTCTTAGAGGGAGATAAAAATGTTCTTTATAATTCATTTATAGAAGATGGTGAATTTAGAGGTTTACAAACATTTGAAGGAGATTATTTATTAGAAGGTAGATTTGGAAATTCAATTCGTTTTGGAAGTACAAATAAATCAGGAAATCAAGATTTATCTCCTTGGTCTACTAACCCTATTGAACTACAGAGTAATCCTATTATTCTTCTATCTAATCAACATAACTATAAACTCCCAGGTTCAGAATTAAATGTTGAGAATATTAATTTAGATGGTTCTTCCATTTATTTGACTTCAGATCAATCTATACCTTTGGATATAGGAAATATTACTTTAAGTAGTATTACTAATCCTACTAATTTAGCTGATTATATCAATCCACAAGTTGTCATAAATGCTGATAGAACTATAATTTCTTCTAAATCAGATGAAATATTAATGTTTGGTAAGACTGGGATTGAATTATACTCTCAAGGTCCTATATACATGCAGAGTGCTAATGTTGGTTTGATTATGCAAGATAATCAAATATATTTAGGTCCTTTTAATAGTAATTCAACAAATCCTGAGCCTTTAGTGTTAGGGGTTCAACTTCAAGAATGGCTTTCTGATTTAACTGTTGCTTTAAGTACTTTTGCTTCTATTATAGGTCCTACATTTTCAACACCTGAAGGAACTATTCTTCAAACAGTAAATGATGCTGCTAATTCTCTTCAAAGTTCTGTAGATGCATTAAGTAAAAGAATAACAAATGAAACTTTGATCTCTAAAGTAACATATACAATATAATGGCAGAAATTACTACTAAAGATAAAATACAAGCATCTAAGAAGGCTTTAGATGAAGCTAAGAAAGTAGCAGAAGACGCTCAAGCACAATATGCTAAAGCAGAAGCTTTGTATAATAAAGCTAAAGCTGCCGCTTTATCTGTTCAAGCATTGGCTGCAGGTGCTGCTGCTGGAGCTGCAGGAGCTGTTAGTAGTCTTGCTACTACTGTTAATAATGCTGGTATTGCTGGAGATGCAAATGCTGCTGCGGCTGCAGGTACTGCTATTGGTTCGGGTATTGGCGCTGCTATTAGTGCCTTATCGCCTGAAGAAAGAGCTAAAACTATACAAAAGTATAAGGATGAAGCTAAAAAATTAGAAAAAAAAGCTCAACAAGAATTAGAAAAGGCTAAAAAGGCATTAGATGGTGCTAAAAAACGTATTATTATAATACAAGAACAATTTAATGTTTTACTTACTAAACGAACCTTAAAGGAAAAATCCGAACAACAAAAATTATTATCTAAACAAAAAACAAAAAACGGAAATAAAAAAATAAAACAAAATAAAGCTAAATTAAAAATTGGTTTAAAAAAAGTTATTAAAACAGTAGGTCCTATAGCTATTGTATTTGTATTTGGAAGAATTTTAAATACATATATTACTCGATTGTCTGAAACTGTTTCTCAATTGACTACTCTAGTTGATAAAACTAATGATACTATACAGGCAGCTACAACTAAAGCAGATATTCAAAAAGCAAAAATATCTCGAGATGCTGCTCTAGCTACATTAAACGCAGCTGAGAATCAGGTAAGAAGTTTTGAAAAGGTTATTCAATCAATGAGTACCGTGGTGAATATTCTTACTTTAATATTAAACATTGCAACAGCCTTACCTACAACACCTTATCAAATAGCTACTGTTGGTATAATAGCTTCTCGAATAATAGCTAAATTCAACCCAGTACTATTATCTTTAAGTATTTTATTACAAATATCTCAAATTACACTTCAAAGTTTTCTTACTAGTATTGCCTATGAACGTTCTAGATTACTTCCTTTAAATAATGCTTTAGAGCAAGCAGATATTCAAGATCTAAGTCCTGAGGAAGTGCGTGATTTATTAGTGACAAGTAATGAAGGGTTAGGACCTGTATTTGGGGAAGATGGTAATTTAATTACATATAATGGGTTTACATTCTCTATAGTAGAAGAAAATAATCCTAATTTTGTAGTAGCAGGAAATAAACGAAAATATGCTGTTGCCTTAGATAGAAGTGGATTTGTAGTATTACAATCTACCCCATCATTTACATTAGATCCTAATGTACTTATTGAAGAATTAAAATTAGAAATTGATAAACGAAATCTTGAAGCTTAATATTTATAGATATGAAAACAAATGAATTAAAAACTCTTATTAAAGAAGCCGTAAGAGAAGTTCTTAAAGAAGAACTAGCGGAATTAGGTAAACAAAAAATTAATGAATCCTTATCTATGGGATTACCTTATACTCAACCTAATTCTACTGTTTCTGATAGTCGAGCATGGCCTACTTTAAACTTTAACTCTAGTAATATTAATCCGGCAGCTAGTAAAGAAACTATTCGTCACTCCTTAATGGATCAAATGGGTATAGCCGCTCCTCCCGTAGCTCCTCCTACAACATTTGCTGAGAAACAAAATGTGTACTCCGATATGTTAGCACAAGTAGCAAACGATATGAGGAATAATCCGGGGGAGATAAACAATTTTAGAAATATTCAATAATGGCCTATATAAGAAGTAATAGAGTTGATCCGAGAGATTTTCAAATTAACACAGCTATAGGGGTTGCCTTGCCTTTTAATGCTCCTGGTGTCTTTACTAGCGTGTATTCTACTCAGGAACAAATCAAATACAATCTTATAAATTTAGTATTGACATCTAAAGGGGAAAGAATTGAAAATCCTAATTTTGGAACAAATTTGAAACAACAATTATTTGAACCTATTTCAGAACAAACTATTCCTCTTATTAGGAGTAGTATAACTAACGCTGTTGATCAATACTTACCAGAAATAGCTATAGATACTATTGATATAGTACCATATACAGATGAGAATACCTTGGTAGTAACCATAAATTATAGAATCTTACTTTCTACTCAACCAGATAGTGTAACAATTAACCTAGTATAATGGCTCAAAATAAAAATATATCTTATTTAAATAAGAATTTTCTTCAATATAAAGCATCTCTTATTGAGTTTGCTAAAAATTATTTCCCAAACACTTACACTGATTTTTCAGAAGCATCACCTGGTACGATGTTTATTGAGATGTCTTCATATGTTGGGGATGTTTTATCATTTTATACAGATACTCAAATACAAGAGAATTTTGTATTAACAGCTAAAGAGAAGGAAAATTTGTTAAATATGGCGTATTCTTTAGGATACCGTCCTAAATCATCATATGCCTCTGTTACTACCGTTGACTTTTATCAACGGGTACCTATATTAAATGGTGCTCCTAATCTAGATTACGCATTAATAATTCCTGAGAATACTCAATTACAATCTAATTCAACTCAAACTAATTTTTTAACTATTAAAAAAGTTGATTTTACAGATACGGGATCAGTAGATATTAGTTTATATGATGGGAATAATTACTTATTCAAAAAATCTACACAGGCTATCTCAGCTACTTTACAGAATGCAACATTTACCTTTAGTGCCCCTGTAAAATTTAATTCAATTGAAATAAATGACCCTAATTTCCTTCAGATACTTCAAGTTACAGGAAGTGATGATAGTCAATGGTATGAAGTACCTTACTTAGCTCAATCTACGGTTATAAATAAAACTACAAATACAGGTCTATCTGCTAACCAAGTACCTTATCTTTTAAGTTATCTAGAAACACCTAATAGATTTGTATCAAGGATTAGAACCGATGATGTTATAGAATTACAATTTGGTTCAGGTATGTATGTAAATACACCAGATAATGTAATTATACCTACCCCTGATAATATTCAGTTAGGATTAGTTCCTTTAGCTGATACTTCAGATTTAGTTAATAATTACAACCAAGCAGCTGTATTTTATACAAAACAATATGGTACTGTACCTTCAAATATATCATTAAATGTTCAATATCTTTCAGGTGGGGGAGTTAAAGCTAATGTATCTGCTAATGATATTACTTTAATTACTTCTAATGCAGGTATAAATGCTTATAATCCAACGTATACTAATACTTCTTTAGCGACTTTAATCGTAAATAACGCAATACCTGCTACAGGTGGTAGAGGTGGCGATACCGTAGAGGAAATACGTTTAAATACATTAAATGCATTCTCAGCACAGTTAAGAGCTGTAACTAAAGACGATTATATGAATCGTGCTTTAAGTATGCCTTCAGATTTTGGTACCATAGCTAAAGTATATGTTGAACAAGCTACAACATTATCTATGAATACAGGTAATGATCCTTTAATTGATAATAATCCTTTAGCCTTATCTATGTATGTGTTAGCATATAATAATGATAAAAAATTAATTAATGCTAC